CCGATGTTCACGGCGAGGAATTCCTTCAGGGACGCCTTGACGCCGACCCGACGCCCGCGCTGCCACGAGTGGTAGAGGTCGACGGCCTGCTCGAAGGCCTTCGTCCCCTTCTCCTGGAACTTCATGACCTCGGCGGGGAGGTTCTCCTCGAGCTTCTTCTTGTTGTTCGCGTCCTGCGACTCGAAGGACGGGAGGGGATCGCCGCTCGGGTCGATCTCGACTTCCTTCGCCGCCTTCTTCGACGTGGCGGACGCGAGCGCGCCCTCGATCATCCCGTCGACGGAGGCCTGGACGACCTCCATGTTCTCGCCCTTGAGCGCGGTCTCGATCTTCTCCCGCAGGCCCGGAGGCACCGTCACGTCCCGAAGACGCGAGTCGACGGAGAGACGGATCTGCGTCCGCTTGTTGTCGGCCATGAGCTGCGCCATCTGCTTGCGCGTCTCGGCCAGTTCCTTCTCCAGTTTCTCGCTCATCTTGCTCGTCTCCTTGTTTTCGGGATCGTCTTTGTCAGGTGCTTCTTCCTCGTGCGGCTTCTTTTCTTCCTTGGGCGCGAGGGAGCCGTCCATGTATCCCTCGATGTTTTTCACGCGGGCGAGGATCTCGGAGATCTTCTGCGAGTCCGATCCGCCTTCCGACTCGTCGCATTCGCACTCGCTGTTCGGCTTTCCGCACTCGGGGCACGTCTCCTGATCCGTCTCCTCCTCGTCCTCCGAGTCCTTCGTGTCCGTCGAGTCGGAGACGTCCTTCGCCTTCCCGTACCCCGCGAGGTTCTGCAGCATCACGACGCCGTCCGGATGCCCGAGAGCGGAGAGACAGATCGTCCCCTTGTGCGCCCGCGCGAGGATCATCTCGATCTTCTTCGCGAGTTCCGGACTCTCTTCCGCCGAGAGACGGACGCCGTCGATGGTCTGCGAGGCGTCCAGTTCCTTCTCGATGGTGAGCATCGCGAGGCGGAAATGCGGGGTGTGATGCTCCATGAGCGCGAGGGACGCGATCTCGGGCTTCTTCCAGGACAGGATCTCGACGGAGCGGTAAGGAAGCTCGACGTCCTTCATCCGCTGGTAGACGGACGGCTTGATGTTGATGAGGTCCGCGAAGATCGCGTAGCGCGGCTTGCCCTCGTACATGATTTTCCCGACGCGCGTGAGGCGCATCTGGCCCGCGCCGGAAGCGTCGGTGTTGAGGAACCCGTGATGGTCGACGTGGACGGGGGAGAGGTAACCGTTCTCCGCTTCGCGCGCCTTGGCGCGTTCGACGGCCTTCTCCATCCAGTCCTTCCCGACTTCCTCTTCGTTCCAGCGTTCCATCTTCTCGACTTCGGAGAAGATCGGGACGTCACGGATCGCGAACTTCTTGTTGGGGAGTCGGAGGGCCGTGTATCCGCCGCCCTTCAAGGGCGCGATGATCGAGGGATCGTCGACGTCGGTGGACGCGCCACCTTCCTCCAGGAGCGCAGGAGACGGGTGGTACGTCACGATCTCGGAGTGCCAGCGGAACATGAACGAGGACGATACCTCGCTCGCGGCGCGTCCTATCCCGACCTCTTCCGGTTCCTTAACGCCCCGCGCCTCTGATCCTCGCGCATTTTCTCTCTCAAAGCGGCCCTCAAATAGGCCGACTTGTGGAGGTCCATGATGCGACAAAATCGATCAAGGCGTTCCTTGTCGCGCGGTGTCAGATCGAGGCTCAAACGGGCGAAGCGGGTCTTGTCGAAGGGCATCTAAACCCCCGCGAGTTTGCGGTAGTAATCGAGATCCGGACGGCCCTTTCCGAATCCCGCGTCTGGATGGGCACGCGAGAACGATCCTGGACGATGCACCTTCACGGCCCCGGAGCGGTCGATCCATCCCCTGCGCTTTGCCTCCTCACGGGAGACGATCCTCATTCCGCACCGTCAGTTGTACCCGAGCGGCGACGAGAATCGTTGCCAAATCTGGTGGGTGCAGGGAGCGAAAAGACCGTGCGCCGCCGCGTGGTTCTTGCGCGTGTCCGCGTCCTTCATCCCGACGAGCTCGAACCCCGCGACCTTCGCGCGGACGTCGATGTCGAAGGCCTGTTGGAATCGTCCTCCGGAATAGGCCGTCGCGCCGTTCGTGCGGTACACCATGCGCCCGTAGGATTCCGACCATCCCCCGATCCGTGCGATCACCTTCCCCGCCCGGATGGTTCCTGTCCCCCTCTCCGTCGCCCCTGCGATGTAATCCTGGACGCGGGAGACCGTCTCCTCGCGCGCCTTCTTCGCGAGCGCGAAGACGTGCGACTTCGAGTAGGCCTCCTGGACTTCCTTGTACCCCCGTTTCAGACGGGGTTCGCGCGAGAGGAGATCCTTGACCGCCTCTCCGAACGGGACGCGCGGGACGACGGGTTGATCCCGGAAGACGAGGAGAGATCCCGTCCAGAAGAGGACCTTCTTCTTCTCCTCCTCCGTGGGTTCCTTGAACTTGTCGGACTCGATCAAGATCCTGCGTCGACCGTGGAGGTCGAAGAGGACCATCGTGTCCGAAAGGAGTTGCGAGATCTTGTCCGTCTGCGCGTCGACCTTCGTCCAGTTCTCATCGAACGCGGCGCGCCCGAGAGTCGAGAGTTCCTCGGTGTAGACCGTCGTGGCGTGGTCCCGAAGGATCTCGAACTCTCGCTGCGCGGCGTCCATCACGCGGGGACCTTCACGAGGTCCGGATCGTCGATGATCATGAGGATCTGGTCCTCGTGGATGAGTCGATAGGGCGTGCCGTCGATGACGACCGCCGCGCCCGCGTAGGGTCCGCAGATCACGACGTCCTTCGGCGAGACCTGCATCGGCGCGCGCTTGCAGTTCCCGTTCTCGTGGAGATACCACTTCCCGGGGCCGACCGCGATCACGTCGGCGACCTGTTGCTTTTTGTCCTTGGCGACGTCGGGGAGGATGATCCGCCCGACCTTCTTCGGGGCCTCGCGCAACTTGACGAGGACGTTGTCGTCCGTGGGGCGAAGGTTTTTCAGATCCGAGGCTTCCATGCGTTACCCCTTTCGCTTCGAGAGAAGATCATAGGCGGCGGACACCACGTCCGCCACCGGGATTTGACGACAGATCCAGTTCGTGCATTCCTTCCAGCGAGGCGTCGACTGGCAGGGGGAACACGGGATGTTGAGGGAGATCTTCCGGATCGTCGCAGGATCTCCGACCGGGTCGCCCTTGATCGGAGACGTCGCGGTGTAGATCACGACGCAGGGGACCCCCAGGGAGGACGCAAGGTGGACGATCCCGGAGTCGGTCCCCACGATCACGCGGCATCGACGAAGGTGTTCGGGCATCCGTTCGAGCGGGTAAGGACCGACGTGGTACTTCAGGAGGGCGGGGACCTTCTCGAAGTCCTCGCGCAGGCCGAACGCCGCGACCGAGAGATCCTGTTCCCGGAAGACGCTCGCGATGGACGACATCCCCGGCCACGTCTTCCTCGACCATTCGTCCCCGGGCTTGCACCCGGGCACGATCCCGATGTCCCACAAGAAGTCGAAGGACTGTCCCTCTCCGTGATCTCGAATCCAGTCCACGACATCCGGGAAGATGCTTCGGCACTCGGCGCGCCTCATGATCTGTTCCCACTCGGGACGTTCGTATTTCGTCGTTCCCTTTGGGAATCCGCAGTAGCGGACGTCGCGCCCGTGCATTGAAGACGGGAGGTACTGGCCGCAGAGGTAGAGGTCGAACGCGGGAAGATCCTGCGAAGGTCCGAAGACCTCCTGGACGTACACGCATCGACGCCAGAGTTCGACCATCTCGTAGTCCCCCTGGACGCAGAGGGAAACGTCGTCCCCGTTCCGATGCAGCGACTTGATCGCAGGCAGGCAGAAGATCGAGTTCCCGAGTCCTCCGTGGAGGCCGAACAGGGTCTTCATTTCCGCGCCTTGGCGATGACGTCCTCCCACGCCGCGCGCCAACTCGCGAAGTGGAAGGACCGGAACATATTGACGCGGCGCATCGTGCGGAGACTCGCCTGCGTGATCGCCTTCTGGATCTCGGCGACGTCGTTCCGATCCCTGATCATGATCGCGCCCCCCTGCGCGAGCTCGTGACACGATCCGGTCTCGGTTGTCACGATATGAAGGGACGCGGCCTCCGCGTCCAGGACGGAGTAAGGGCACCCCTCCGAAAGCGAGAGGCAGAGGTAGACGTCCGCGTTCCGGTAGAACTGGCGGCGCGCCTCCTCCGAGTTCTCATCGTATTTCAGGGGGGCGAACTCGAAGTCGGGCATCGAGGACGCGAGGAAGGGCCAGATCTCCGACCCCTTGTTCTGAGTCCTCCAGTCCCCGATCACGCGCGGCCCGCGCCAGATCCGAGGACCGTCCGCGCCTGCGGGGATCTCCGGGACCCAATGGGGAATGAAGAAGGCGCGCGACGGATACGACTCGTCCGCGAGTTTCGAGAATTCCTTCATCACCCACGCGGACGGCGCGACGAAGACGGTGTTCGGCCTCTTCAGGACGCGCCTCTGATCCGCCGCCATCCGAAGGGTCTCGTCGTTCCTCCAGACGGGATCGACGTGGTAGTGATAAGGCGCGCACCCGTGGTGAACCACGACGCAGGGGACGTCCTCGGGAACCTCGAGTCCGAGGTGGTTGTCCGTGATCACGACGTCCTCGGACGACAGGGCGATCTTGTCCTGCGGGGTGATCGAGACGAGATCCGGGAACGCCTTCCCGATGTAGTAGTCGAACCGAGGGACGCCCGTCCGTCCTCCCTGCGCCCACGTCCTAGAGACGAGATGGTAGAGCATCGGCGAATTCCTCCGGTGACATGATCCAGCGGCGTTGAGTTTCGACGACGTAGCGGACCCATTTGAATTCCGGATCTCGCGCGACCTCCCAAGGGAGATGCAGGGTCACGACCGCGATCCCGTGTCCGTTCCCGAGTTCCGCCATCGCTTGCCAGAGGGCGCGATCTCCCGGCGTCTGTCCCCACCCGCACGCGCCGTAGAGGGGCTTCCAGGACGGGACGAAGACGACGCCCTTCTCCATTTCGTATGGAGACGGCGGGGTGTTCCAGTTCGACGGCGCGCCCCAAATGAAGCGGATGCCCTCGTGCCACGCGGCGCGGACCATCGGCTCCGTGATCGCGTTGAAGGGCGGGATCAGGTGGCGCGTCGTCCCGATCCTCTTCATCCCCGAGGAGAAGAGGGCGCGACATCCCTCCTCGCCCATCCCCTCGAATTCGTTTCGCGCCCCTTCCCGCATCTGGTGGTTCCACCCGTGGAGCGCGACGGACATCCCTGCGGGTTTCGATTCGATCCAGGAGACGGCCTCGGGATCTGCGGTCGACGGGATCACGCCCGCGAGGTACGGGACGCCCTGCATCGCGTCGTGAAACTTCTTCGCGAGGACGAACCCACGGTCGACGCGCTTGATCGGCGCGTTCTCGGGATCTCCGTCTCCCGTCCATCCGAAGTCGTCGACGCGGATCACGAATCTCATTTGAGTAGCCCCAGGAGGACCCGCGAGTCCATTCGCTTCCACGCTTCCGCCGCCGCCTTGACGTGACGACAGAGTTCCCGCGTCCTGCGTTCGTTCTCTTTCAACTGCGCCTCGTCCTCTGCCGTGAGAATGAAGGCGTAGGGCGTTTCCTTCACAAGAGCGGCGGCATCCTTCGGTGTCATCCAGACCGTCTTCAGGACGAACAGGACGTGGACCGTCTTCGTCTTCGTGCGCTTCATCGAGTAACTCGCGCGGAGATTCCAGTTCCTCGACCCGGGTTTCAATGTCCATGCGTCCTTCATCTGGTGACCTTCCAGATCCCGCCCACGGGGTTCTCGACCTTCGCGCCCACGAAGAACTCGTCGACGGCCTCGACGACGGAGGGCCACGTCTCGTGGTAATCGTGTCCGCAGAGGACGCCGCCCTTCTTCACCTTGGGCGTCCAGAGGGCGAGATCCCGCGTCACGGATTCCCTGTCGTGCGATCCGTCGATGAACAGGAAGTCGACCGAGGCGTCCTCGAAGTGGTTCACGAGGACGCGATCCCCGGACGATCCGAGGAAGGGGATCACGACCCCCGCGAGATCTCGTTCCCCGAGGTTCTCCATGAATTCCCGGAAGAGACGTTCCGGGTGGCCCTTGAACTCTGCCTCGCGCGACGTCCCCGTCCCCTCGAAGGTGTCGATCACGGAGAGGCGCGCGTCCTTCTTGTCCTTTAGGGCGTGAGCGAGGGCGCACGTCGACCGCCCCTTGAACGCGCCGATCTCGATCCCCGTGGTGCACGCGGACGCCATGGCGTGAAGGAACTCGAGCTCGTCCTCCTCCATCCAGCCGTCGATCTCCAGGAGACGCAGGTCGTGGACGATGCTCATGTTCTCTCCAGGATGAGGAGGACCTCGTCGGTCGGAGTGCGATGGGCGAGGCGGTATCCGTGGTCAAGGAAGAACTGGATCGCCGCGTTCGTGTCTGCCTCCGTGAACCTCTTCATCATCCGATGGTGGAACTCGACGCAGACTTGAGGCACGCCGAGACATTCGCGGATGACGCCGTATTCCGCTCCCTCGATGTCGAGCTTCACGAGGAAAGGTTTGTGCTCCCGGACGAGATCTCCGAGATGCACGCCCGGAACGGTGTAGGAATTCTCGGGGTTGACGAAGTTGTGGTCGTTGTAGACCGACTCCGAGCCCGCCGTCTTGTGACGGAAGATCTCGACCGCGCCCTCGTGCCTCGACGTGATGAGCGCGGACTTGATGAACGTCACCCACGGATGCGCGCGGTGTTTCAGGACGTATTCAGCGGACTCGTCGGTGTGATCGATCAGGACGGCGCGGATTCCGGGCTTCAATTCGTGGAGGGCCTCGGTGAAGGTCATGTCCGTCCCCACCCCCGCGTCGATGATCACGCCCTCCTCGGGAAGAAGATCCACGTCGATCCACCACCCTCCGTAGTCCGTTCCGAGATGCTGGATCTTCATTCGAGAGGCTCCATGAGGGCGGCGAAGGCGTTGGGGTTTCCGTTCGTGACGTGAAGGTCCTTCGCCTCATCGTACCCGTCCGACGAGTAGAGGAACTCGCGCCACGACAGGACGGACCACCCGGAGGCGAGGGCGAGACCTCGGAACCCGGCTTGGCTGTATGCGTTCAATGGGTCCTGTCGATCCATCTCGCGCCACGACATGAGGGCGGGACGTCCGACGTAGGCGAACCGCGTCGTCGGCCTCGCGATCCTGCGGAGGAGAGTCCAGACGCGCGCCTCTTCCGCGAGGAGATGCTGGAGGCCGTAGATCGAGAGGATGAGATCCCAACCATCCTCGTCGTCTCCGGTCGTGTCGCAATCGGTGATCGAGGTAGGCCACTTCTCGAATTCGATTGTCAGGTCGTCGTGATCCTTCTTGTCCATGCCCTCGTAATGCCCGCTGTTCCCGAGGATCTTTGTGAATTCCTTCTCGACCCATCGATCCCCGCAACAGACGTCGAGGACGCGCGTCCCGTTGATCATGAGGGGTGCGATGAAGTCCCGCGCGAGTTGGCGCGCGCCGTTCACGACTTCTTCTCCGCGTCGAACTGCGCGTGGGCGACCCCGATGTCCACCGCCGCGCGGATGTCGTCGATGTTCCTCTGTTCGTCGACGCCCTTTTTTTCCGCTGGAGTGAGTTGTTTGAACTCGCAGGAACACGCGACCTTCTTCGTCTCCGTGCCTTCGACGTAATAGGAGACGACGCCCGTCCCGTGGCATTTCCGACACGACGGGTTCCACTTTCCGGACTTCCTCGCGTCCGTCATCGGGCGCGTCCCGTCCTGGACGGGATAGGTCCCTGCGAGCTTTCTCTGTTTTGCCTGTCCCATTATTTCACCCATCCTTTGATCGCCTCGCGGTGGAGAGGTCCGTCCTCGCCCGCGATTTGCGGATTGCCCCACGTCGAATCCTCTGCCTTGTGCGAGAACGACCGCACGAGTCCAGGGATGCAGATCGTGTCGAGACGGCGAGGCGCGTCCCGCACGATCCACCAGTCGACGGAGGACCCCTCGCCCCTCTGTTCCGGATCGTTCGGCGCGCGGGGGACACGCTTCGGAAGACCGAGACCCTTCGAGCGGATCGGCATCACCTTCGTCCATGCCGAACGAAGCGCGGACATCTGGGTCGCGCGGCACGAAGGACGGAGGCGCGTCATGATCCCGCAGATCGGACCGAAGGGCGAATCGCAGATCGGAGAATGCGGCTTCGCGTGATGTTCCTTCGCGTCGTGTCCGGTGACGCAGAAGTCCCCGACTTGCGCGAGGACATCGTTGATCGCCGCGAGCGCGAGAGGGTCGACTTCGACGTCGTCCTGGAAGTAGTGGATCGCCTCGATCTCCGGGTCTGCGAGGAAGAACGATAGACCGATGTTCATCGCCCCGGCGAGACCGCGATTCCAGGGGAGACCGATGAAACTCGCGCCGTAGATCGACGCGCCTTCCCTCGCGTAGTCCGAAGCATCCGGAGATCCATCGTCGATCACAAGGACGGGCGCATTCACCTTTCGCGCCGCGATCATGATGTACGGGAGCGACCGTGCGAGGCACGCGGGACGGTTGTACGTCGTGACGACGACGGCGGTCTTCATGAATTCACCTTGATCGCTCCGTAAGGAAGGCAGATCCCGAACCCGAAACGCATCCTCCAGAACTTGAATCGACGCGCCCGTTTCCTGATCCTGCGCTTGCGTTGTACGTCTCGCAGGCGACGGCTCATACGGGCAACAATCTGCGGATCGCTTCACGCCCTCCGAACCCGTCGATCAAATCCTGGAGAGATCCGCTCGCCTTGTTCTCCCACGAGTATTCCGCGAACGGACAGATCCCGTACTTCTCGATCCGCTTCACCGAGTCCCGCAGGAGAGGAATCACGTCTTGAACGCCGGGCGCGTCGGACATCGACTCGAAGGCGGCGAGGATCTCCCTCGCGAATTCCTCCGCGTTCTTCGCGTTCGTGCTCATTTCCGGACTCCCTTCCGAGGCGTGCATCCGTAGAGGCCGAAGTCGAACCACGACTTGACGATCATCTTCATCATCGCGCCGACCGTGTCGAGCGTGATCGTCTTCCTGCATTCGTGGACTGGATCGAGGCACGCGCAGAAGGGATCGGGGACCAGGACGGCGAAGTTGTTGCACTTCATCCCCAGGGACCCAAAGATCTGCCGAGGGTTCGCGTACCCGCCCGAGACGCAGACGGTGGGCGCGCCGATGCACGCCGCCGCCCACGCCATCCAGGACACGGGGGAGACGACGCAGACGGCCCTCTCCATGAACGAGAAGATCGAGTCGAATCCCCATTCGCCCTTCGTGATCTTCGCGCCTCCGGTGATGTCCTCCTCCGCGAGCGTCTCCCCTTCCCAAAGGTCGTTGAAGTGGACCCAATCGATGCCCTTGAAGACGTTCGCGATGCACCCCATCACGAAGGGCATGATCCCGGGCGCGGGGTTCCTCGCGGTGTTGTGGTACTCCGTCCTCACCGTGGGAAGTCGATAGACCCCGACCGAGAGGGCGTGACGTTCCTCCCATCGCCACAACTGGTGGCGGAACATATCCCACCGAGGCTCCACGCCCGCGCTCTCCGCGATCATGTCCGGGATCGTCTTCCCTGTCCTGAATCCGTCCGTCGAATACCCGAGACGGATCACGGTCTTCGGGAAGACGAAGTCGAAGTAGTCGGACGAACGCGCCATCGCGTTCCTCTTCTGCGCCCGCAGGGGCGTAGGTTCGGGGGCGAGGAACTTCGCGAGGCCGCGCGCCCGGAAGTCGGAGAAGACCTGCGGCCAGCACGTCTCGATGTAGATCGGACCGTGCCTCTCGACGAGGGCGGCAATCGTGGGCCGGGACGCGAACGCATCCCCGAGACCCTGCATCGTGACGACCTTGACGACGTCTTCCATGTTCACTCCGGACGCTTCGTGTCCGGACGTTCTACTTCATCGCGCCTTGGGCCGCAAGAACCGCATCGTCGAATGTCGAAAACGGGAACATCCGGAGACGCGAGTCCCTGTTGCAGTTCACGACAGGCGAACGCGGGGAACATCTCTTCAGGAAGTCCGTCATCATGTTCTGGTAGACCGACTCCGCGTGGGATCTGTAGTCGTCCGGCTTCTTGAAGTTCTTGTAGAAGTCGTGCCAGTTCGACGTGAGGGGTTCCACCGGGACGAGATCGAACCCAAGGAGGAAGATCGTCCAGGGGCGCATCACGTCCGCGAGGTTGATCGCCGCCATCCCCGTATTCGTGGATCTGATCAGTCCATCCCGGAGAGACGTCGTCCACTTCTCGACCGCAGGGACGAGGACCATGTCCGGGACGTCCTCCGGTTTCACGGCCTCTTGCTCGAAGCGGACCATGATCTTCAGACCCCGGAAGTCCGCCCACGCGCCCACGAGATCCGGACTCGAGGGGATCAGTTCGCGTCGGACCTTCGAGTCGCCGATCAGGACGACGTCCGCCCCCAGGACGAAGCTCATGTTCACGGCGATCCGGGGGAACCCCGAGATCCTGGAGAGGTCGAGGCCCTTCACGGACGGACCTCCCCCGATCACGAAGAGGGGAAGGCCCCGCGCGACCCCGTCGCAGATCCCCGCGAGCTCGTCCAGGGACATCATGCGTGGATCTGCCTCGTCCTCGGGAACGAGGGGCCATGGCAGGAACAGACGCACTTCGCGTTGACGCACTTCTCGCAGGGAACTCCGGGCGCGCAGACCATCCGGAGGTCCGCCTTACCGCACTCGGAACACTCGCGCATCTGCGGATGAGGTCCGCCCGAGGAGAGATGGTGGTTCATCTGCGCGTACTGCCAACGATGCTTGTGGGGTCCGCTCACGGCGAGGGCGTCACGAGTTTCATCTCGAACTTCCTCTTCTCCTCGTCGATCTTCCCCTCGACCTTCGCGTCCATCTCCGTAGCGATCACGGGCTTCGGCGGCGGGAGGGGCTTGTTGAGGGCGATCTTCTCGGCGATGGCGACGATGTTTTCCGCCGCCTCCCCCCACCAGACGAGCATCGTGAAGCGGAGGCGCGCGTGCTTGCAGGGGATCGGCTTCAGGATCGGGTCGTGAATCCAGACGGGTTTGAGGTTCGGGACGGGCACCTTCTCCCCCGAGGGATTCGCGGCGAAGGAGAGTTGGATCTGCATGAGGAAGCGCATCGACGCGATGGCGGGGGGCGCGTCGAGTTTCTCGGGATCGAGGAGGACCTGCGCCACGCAATCCCCGCGCGACGGGTCCGCGAACATGAGCCACGTCCATTCCGCGCGGTCGTCTTTCATGCGGGACGCCAGTTCTTCATGAAGTCATCGCCCTTGATGACGTCGAATCCGCCGTCGTCGCGTCTGATGATCGAGTCGCCCTTGAACCCCCGGATGCCTCCGAGTTCCGGTTCCCCCTTCTTCGTCTCGATCTGGATGTTGAATCGGTCGTCCATCCGGACGACGAGACCCTTCCTCCCGGTGTCCTTCTCGGGTGTCTTCGTCTTCTCGTCCGCAGGCAAGACCTCTTTGTACTTGGCGGCGATCTCGAAGTTCGGGAGCGTGCGTCTCATTCGTCGTCTTCCTCCGCGAGAATCAGGGCGACGGCGGTGAGGTTGTCTCTGTCGCGCCGCTTACGTTGTGTCCGGATGAAGTCTAGCCGATGAGCGGCATCCAGGGACAAGAAGAATTCCCAATCGATTCCAGATCCCCCCGTCTCCGGTTGCGCGCCGCGCGCCCACCAGTTCGCGCCCCACCAGTTCGAGGCCCACCAGTTCCCTCCGAACCACGTTCCTCCGGGCATGGGTTAGCTCCCGTGGGACGTCGGGGTCCGGTTCCCGTCCGCGTCTGCGGTCCCGACGACCTGATCCGCCGTGTCGGAGACGTTGCGCGCCGTGAATCCCGTCGCGCCTCCGGTGGTCTTCCCTGCGACCGCCGCCGCGATGACGCGGATCAAATGGGACGCGCTGAATCCGACCTCCAGGACGGACGCCCAGATGTCCGCGACGAGAGTCCCGAACGACGTGAGGGTCCTCGATCCAGAGGACCATACGGCGGCGGGGACGGCGGCAAAGGCGGCGGCGATGTCCGAAGCGTCTGCGGGATCGGGAGGGAGGTTGTCGGTCTTCGCCTTGACCGCCGCGATCCCCGCATTGTCGGGCGCGGTGTAGGACGCGGACGCGAGACGGGAGGAGATCGTCGCGTCGAGGTTGTCGATCTTCGCGGCGCGCGCCGCCGTGTAGTCGCTCGCGGCGGGAGGTCCTCCTGCGGGGATGAGATCCGTCTTCGCCTTGATCGCGGCCACGCTCGCGCCTGCGAAGAGAGTCGCGTCCGTGAGGATGGAATCTCGGATCGTGTCGGTCGGGTCCGCGCCCTCAATCGCGAGGACGTCCGCCTTCATGTTCCCGCCCGCCGTCAACGCCGCAGGGAGCCGCGCGGGAATGTCGCCTGCCGTTTGGGTGGTGCCCGCGACCTTAATTACGTCCACGCGCCCGTTGGCGTCAACGCTGAGTTGGCCCGTGGTGGTTTGCGGCTGAGGGTCCCAAATCTCGAAGCAGAAACCGCCCCATGCGTCGTTCGTCGTCGTGTTGTCGGGACCGCCGTAGTTGAGCGTACTGGCCGCAAGAACTACTTCGACGCTATAGGCCGCGTCGAAGTTCACGGATGCGCCCGGCGTCAGGCCGACGATGACGAATTCGGCGTACAGCGATCCGCCCGTAAGCGGCTGAGTGAGGGCCGGGATTTGGCGAGCCAGCACGGAGGCACCATTCATCACACCGAAAAGAGTGCGAAAGGTTGCGGCACTCGCCGCGAAGCCGACGCGCATTCGGCAAAACACTTTTCCGCTCGCTGGCACCGTGGCGGTAACGCGGAGATTTGTTGTGTCGAACGCCGTCATGGCCAGCAGCGAGGCCATGGACTTCGTGACCGAAGAGGAAGGGTCGTAATTGACGGCACCGAGGAGATTCATTTCGGGGTGCTCTCCGCGCCCTTGAGCTTCCCGTCCTTGTCATACTGGAACCCGAACCTCTTCCCCTTCTGTTCCGGGATGTTGACGACGACGTTCGCGGGGGGAGGCGCGGCGACGGTGACCTGGACGTTCGCGGGAGGAGGAGGCGCGACCTCGAGTCGGACGTCCGGGGCCTTCGCCGCCTCGACGGTGATCTGCGGACGGACGAAGACCTTGGGTGCCTCGACGTGGACGTCGACGGGACGCGCCATCGCCTCGCCGAACCTCTTGTGGATCTCATCGATCTCCGCGCGCAGCATCTTCTCGCGGTCCCTCGCCGCCTGCACGTCCGGGATCTCGGGCATCTGGACCCTCATGTTGATCGTCTGAGGGGCGGGCGCGAGGGCCGGGGCGGGCGCGTTGTTGATCGTGAGGTTCATCGGCTCTTCCTCCCTGCGTTGTCCATGCGCGAGCATTGCGTTGAACAGGAACGCGCGGCGGAACGATCCGGACCCGGGCTTCCTCTTCGGCTTCGCTTCCGGCTTGCCCTTCGCGGGCGGGAACTTCCCGTCCTTCTTCGTCGGATCTTCCCCGCCGCCTTCGTCTCCGTCCTCTTCGCCGCCCATCCCGGGCATCCCGAAGAGGCCGTCGAGATCCGGTTCCTCCGAACCCTCGATGATGTCGTCGCCCTCGATGGGCACGCTGTAGCGGACCTTCTTGTAAAGTTCATCCCTCCGCACGGCCAACCCGTTCCGATGGATGGTCTCGAAGACGGACGCCGCCGCCTCCGGGTCTTCCAACCTCTCGTTGATGGACGTGAAGCGCGGGATTCTCATCCCGAGCATCCCGAGCTTCTGGAGGTTCGGGCGGTTGTACCAGACGAATTTCCGGATGATGAACTTCGTGATCGCCTCGTCCAGGAGCTCGCGGTCGAAGTCGATCAGTTCGGCAGAGACCGCCGCCTGCGCGTCCGCCATCTCCGTCGATCCCTTGCCCCTGTCCCCGCCGAAGGGGAGATCGCTCCCCAGGACGAGGACGCGCATCGCCCGGTTCATCTCGTGGATGAATTCGAGGACCATGTCGTTCCCGGACCCCGAGGACTCTTTGATCTCAAGGTCGTCGGTCTTGTCCTTCACGAGAACATGGCGGGACTGGAACTTCTTCAGGGCGTCGATCACGGCGGACTGGATGATGTCGTTCGAGTTCGTGTACTGCGCCTCGCGCAGGCCGTCGATCCCGAGGACGACCATCCCCTGCGCCCAACGGGAGATTCCCTGCATCCCTTCCGTGAGGAGTTTCCCTTTCAGGAAGTGGTAGAAGTACAACGCCTCGATCAGGCCGCGCCCGTATCCGAGGCGGCATTCCTCGTCCTGGTAGGTGAGCGTGATGAAGGGCGCGTCGTCGCGGACGCGCTCCCATTGGCCGCGCGTCGTGGAGCGCATTTCGAGGGGCGTGTCGATCACTTCCATCCCGGTCGAGGGATCGACGTTCCTCCGCAATCCGTACCTCATGCGGCGACGGTCGACGTCCTTGATCGACAGGGGCACGACCCACGACATCCGGGGCGTCCCTGGAGGACCGAGGCGCGTGAAGCGGCGTCCCCACCGGACGAACCCCCACGACGATCCACGGATGACCGCGTGGGCGAGTTCGAGGCGCGCGGACGTGAACCCCTCGATCTCCTTCATCGCGTCTTCGACAATCCCGCCGAACGTCTTCTCCTCCAGGGACGGCTTGCCCGAGAGGGCCACGCGCCAGTCGCGACAGGCGACACCATGGAGGCGGATGTTGAAGGCGGACGCGACGTCGGGATCTCGACGGAGCTTTTCGTAGATCTCCGCGTCGGACGCCGTCGCGAAGTCGGGATCGAAGACGCGCCATCCGGCGCGGTAGGCCGACTCCAGCATCCAGACGTATTGATCCGGGTTGTACGAACGGATCATGAGGGGTTGGGTCACGCGATGCGCTCCGGTTGAGAGGACTTCGTGTCCTGGAGCGCGAGAGGGTGCGGACGGGAGGAAGGGGGGCGAGCCTCTTCCTGGATCGGCGCGGGCCTCGCGTGGGACAGGAGGAGATTACTGCGGGAGGCGGGCGCGAGTCAATTACCAACCCTTCAGGAAATTCTCGTCGCCTCGGCGGTCGTCCGGGTTGTCGTCCTCGATCTCGCCGGGCATGGGATCTTCCTCGCGGTCGTGATCCTCTCCGACGACGAGCGTCCGTTGTCCCGAGATCGACGCGAGGATCTCTTTTTTCTCCGCTATCGCGATGGCGATGTCCGCGACGTCGACGTCGTCGTCGTGTTCCATCTTCGGGAAGTGGGTGAAGTTCTTCACGAAGTCGTCCGTCCATTCCGCCTCTCCAGCGGCGGGCACCCAGAAGCGTCCCTGTTCCACGAACGGCGCGGCGGCGTAGGTCCGCGCGACCTTGTCCTTATCGATCCGGACGAGGGCGTCGAGGGCGTAAGAGACCTCACGGAACGCGCGCCCCCTGCGCCGCGCGTCCTGGAAGATCGCCTTCTGGAACGCGATGGTCTCGAAGGCCGTGAATCCGGAACGCCATTTCAACTTGAGGGAGTCGATGGAGGGGATGATCTTCGGACCTTCCATCTGGTCCTTGACCCTGTCGAGCATGATCAGGAGGGGTGGGTTCTGGATGACGACGCCGAACGATCCGATCACGGTAAAGTCCGCCTCCTCCTTCTCGGTCACGGCGGGATCGCAGACGAGGAAGCGGTGGAGGGATTCGATGGGGATCACGGTGTTCCCGAGGCGGACGTGTTTCCCTCCGTTCTCGAACTTGTAGTAGCGGAGCCATTGCTTCTTGATGATGCCGCCGCCCGGAGGGACGGGGGACTGTTGGAGTTGTCCCGCCGCGCCGTAGATCCCGAGCTTCCTCTTCAGGGTCTTCAACTGTTCGCGTCCGAACTGCGCGGGCCAGAGGAGCTCGCCTTCCTTCGTGCGCGGGTCCTCCCATCGCTTCCCGTCGACGACGGTGACGCATTTCCTTTCCGATTCGTATTCGGCGGGGAGGCAGAGATGCGTCCATCCACCTTGCTCCAGGACGTGCCCCGAGAGGTCTTGTTCGTGGACGCGCTGCATGATGAGGACTTCGGCGTAGGAACTCGGGTTGTTGCCGCGCGTGGACATCGTCTCGTCGTACCAGCGGATCACGCCCTCGCGGACGACTTTGGATTCGACCTCGCCCACCTTGTGCGCGTCGTCGATGACGATGATGTCGCCGCCTTCTCCGGTTCCCTGTCCTCCGACCGACGTCGCGAGGCGCATCCCGCCCTCGGTGTTCTCATAGCGCGACTTCTGGTTCTGGTCCCCCGAGAGTTGGAACGAGTCCCGAAAGAGGGATTGATACCACGGGGACCGGATGAGGCGGCGGCACTTCAGGGAGTCGCGGATCGAGAGACCGAGGCTATGGGACGCGAACATCCAGCGCACCCACGGCTTGAAGGTCCACGTCCAGCAGGGCCAGAAGACCGACGTCGCGAGCGACTTCATATGACGCGGGGGTTCGTTGATCAGGAGCTTCGGGATCTTCCCTTCCGTGACGGCCTGAAGGTGATCGCAGATCGCGTCGATATGCCAGCCGCCGACGAACGGCGTCTTCGGTTCCAGGACGTGCCACGCCTCGACGACGAACTTACGAAGGCTTCGTCTCGCCTGTTCCGCCCTCACTTCGTTCCACGTCGGGACGGGGCCGAGGTCGGAGAATTTTTTCGAGGTCGTCAAGTTGTGCCTCGGTGAGATGCGAGAGGTCCGCGTTCTCTGCGGACGGCTTGTCGAGAGTACCGGGCGGGACGTTCTCGACCTTGGACTTCTGCGAGATGTTCTCCGTCGACTCGCCCGCCGCGAGACGCGCGATCTTGACCCCCCTCTCCGCGATCTCCGACGCCAGTCCGGGATCGTTGACCTCGACGGGGATTCGTTCCTTCGTGACGGGGTCCGTCTTCGACAGGGATTGCACCCCGACGCGCTCCATGAACTCGCCGATCTTCATATGTCGCTCGCGCATCTGGAGACGCTTCGCCTCCAGGAGACGGCGCATCTTCGCGAGGATCATGTCGTCGTACTTCTCGCCCCTCTCCCTCCACCGGAACTTCGCCGCCATCCGCTTCCAATGTCCGGGGCAATCCGTGGCCTCCTTCTGGCCCGACGAGACCCTCCAGGATTCTAGGACGGATCGGGTCTCGGGGGTGAGGAGGAGGTAGACGTTGAAGTTCTTAAAGTGGCGCGGACCTTCGCCTTCCATCCGATCCCACTCTTCACGCGCCGCCATTTGTGCCTCCCCCCTGGAGCGCGGAGGTCGGGTTTGAACCGCCTCCTCCGGACTGGACGTCCGGCGTGCTGGCCTTTACACCATCCGCGCGCTTGGGGTACGGGAGCGAGAACTTGCGGACGTTCGCCCGCGTCTCGTCGTCGAAAGGCAGGATGTAGCGGTGTTTCCCGGGCACGATCTTCCTCCTCGGGCACAAGGTCTTCCGGTCGATCCCGGTCGACTTCACGGCCAACGACACGGCGCGTCCGTGCGCCCACCGCCCACGATACCAGTACAACGTCGAGTCGTGGGAGCGTCCCGTGTAGATCCAGTTGCCCCCCTGGTAGATCCCCCCGACGTGCCCCTCTGCGGGGTCCGCGAACGAGATGCAGAGGCGCAGGCCGGGACAGAGCTTGTGGATCATCCGGAGGGCGATGGCGACGATCCGCGTCACCGGGGCCTTGTGCTTCGTCAACGCGACACGGAGGAGCTCGCACGTCTGGAGGATCGTGAGACCGTAAGGGCGGCAGAGATGCGGGGTTGCGCCGAGTCCGAAGACGACGGCCCCGATGAACTTGTCGTCCTCCCACGCCCCGACCTTCACGAGTTTCGAGTGGGGCATCCGCCTCGAGTAGTGCCAATGCAGGACGGCGTACCGCGCCGCCTCGTGCGTGCACCAGTCGAGGCGCAGGGTCACGGGTGGAACTCGTGGCCGCAGGACGGGCACTTCACGGCGGGACGGACGTCGAGGGGCGACTGATCGAGGGCGGACCCGGGCGCGAAGTCCGGGGGATGGGCGTTCGCCGTCATCTCCTCGATCTTCTCCTGCGACCACCCGAGGCCCGCGACGTCGAGCTTCTGTTCCAGGAAGGGGCGCAACTGCGCGAGGACGACTTCATCGTCGTCGTGCGACAGATCCCCCGTCCGGTTGTCCGCGAGGCGGTACAGCGTGTAGTCCTCGGGGGAGGAGAAGACGATCCGGCGCGCCTGGATCTCGCGCCACCCCAAGGCGCGCGCCGCGATCCACGTCCCGTTCCCCTTCAGGATGCGCCCCTCGCCGTCGATCACGATGGGCGTGATCTGTCCGAAGCGGGACAGGGACACCTTGATGGACTCGATGTTCTCGGGCGGGTGGACGCGGGCGTTGTCCGGGTGAGGGCGGACGCTGTCGATGGGGACGAGGGCGTCGGGTTGGATTTCAGGCACGGGAAGAGGCCGCGCGTCTCTTCGGCGAGTTGAGGATGGTCGAGACCGCGACGTTGCGAATCCAGTTCGAGAGGGTGAGGTCGTGGAGGCCTGCGGCCCACTTGAGGCCCTTCTTCTCGAACTTCGAGATCCGGAACCTCTTGATCGTCCGGACGTCCTTCGACTTGGGGGTGGGCGGACGGGTCTTCGGACGGAGGTTGAACCAGAGGAGGACGGCGTTCCGCATCCAGGACGAGAAGTCCCGGTTGTCGACGTCGGCCAAGGCCTCGACCGCCGCGATCTCCTTCGGCGTCATCCAGACGACGGCGTTCACGGTGCTCATGAGGGGGAGAGGATGCAGGGTGTCCGGAATTCCTTCAAGATCCCGCCGAAAACGGACGATGGTGGGGGTGTCGGAATTGCGTCAAATAACAGTTGTTCCGGACACAAGGTGTCCTTACCGTGGTCCCTGTTCTCGACGGTTGTCCTGGACACGACGTCCGGGGGGCCCGAGGGATGAAAGAACGAGGAGAGGAACATGAATCCTGCACGCGCCATGATCGACCGTTGCTCGCGGATCGCGGATCGTCTCGCGGGCGAGACCGGGAACGAAGGTCACTTCTGGACGTTCACGTTCGACAAGGCGACCCACGTCGAGAATCCCGTCGCCGTCTTCTCCCATCCGAACACGCGACAGGGGCATCGTGAAGGCGCGCAGAGGCGCGACTGGATGCGCGTCCAACCGCCCAAGGGACAGGGCGTCCTCGCCGTCCAGGGATTCGCGAAGGGACGCGCGGATCTGGAGGTCGGCGTCTACGCGCGGACGTAGGGCGTTCCCGTCTGCGCGTCCTTCCTGGACGCGCAACGAAAACGCCCCGCAGATCGCGGGGACATTCAGGAGGCGAGGCATGAAGACGTTACGCGACAAGATCCAGATGTTGAAGGCGAGGGTCGAGACCCTGCGGATTCTCTCGGAACAGGCAGAGAAGACGTCGGAGGGGGACGACGCGGGCGAGATCGCGAAGGCGTGGCTCATGGCGCGGATGAACGTGTCGACGGTCGAGAACGCCCTCCGCGACGTCCGATCTCACGTCCAGGGGAAGCGCAGGAAGAGCGCGGCGAAATGCCCCCACGACAAGAACGGGAACGCGAAGGACATCTCGAAGAGATCGGAATTCCGGGATGGGAAACAGATCGAGTGGATCTACCACCGTTGCCGCTGGTGCGACGGGTTCATCCGGTTCAACGAAGTCCAGTTGACCGCACCCCCCAAGGACGAGACCGGGAAGGACGGCGAGGACGTGAAGGACGCCGTCGATTCGTTCCGGACCCCGCAGGCGGACATCGACGAGATCGGAGACCGCCGATGAACCGCCCCCGTCCGCCGTGGGTCGATCCTCCTCCCGGGAACGACTGGTGTTCCGATTGCATCGAGGAAGGCGGTCTCTGCCGTTCCTGCGAAGAGGAGAGGACGGAGGCCGCGCTCGAAGACGCCTACGAATCCCGGATGGAGATGTTGCGGGAAGATCGCGAGGCGCGCGATGAGTGATCCCGCCATGAGGTACGCCGCCGCGAAGGACGCGGGTCTCTGTCCCCGTTGCGAACGGCGCGTCAAGATCCCGCCCCTGCGTCACGGGAAGGCGGGCGTCTACTGCGCCCGGTGCCGCGAACGTGCCCGCCGCTGGATGGAGAAGACGAAGGTCGACCGTCTCCTCCGCGCCGTCCGTCGTCTCGCCCTACTGATCCTGATCCCCTCTTCTCTCCTCATTGCTGGAGGACTCCTCTCGTGAAATGCGATTGGGAATTGAACCTCCCGTGGAGGGCGGAATCGACGATGGTCCTCAACTGCCAGGGCGAGATCGTCCTGGATTGCATCGGCGGGATGCGTCCTCTCGATCAGGACAGGACGACCGCCCTCTTCGTCGTCGAGAACCTCAAGGCTGTCGAGGAGATGCGGAAGATGTTCCCGGGACTCACGGCCACGACAGCGAACGCCATCGCCTACCAGATCGAACAGGGGGACGGGGCGCGCGTGAAGGTCACGGACGTCGCCATCGTCTCTTGGCTCCGACACGTCGCCGAGAAGATGGAAAGGATGGAGAAGATCCTGAAGGAACTTCCTCGGTGACGTCGCGGGCGACCGGGATCTCTTCGGAGATCTCGGGGGCGCGCGACCTCGCTCGCGGGACGTCCGGGCACCACGCCCGGGGACGCGAGGAGAGGCGCACGAAACAGGAGATCGGGTCATGAACAAAGGACGCTCTATCGTCGAGATCGCGAAGGAACTCGAACGCCAGATCGAGACGCGCAAGGACTACCTCGCGCAGACGGACGCCCTGGAGATGACGGTCGACGTGGTCACGGAAGACGGAGAAACCGGACCTCCGAAGGTCGCACGGAGGGTCGGGATCGAGGGCATGAACGGCGGGACGCATCACGTCCGGGATCTCGCTCACGAACAGATCGCGGAACAGACGGACATCCCCCGCGCCTACTACAAGCGGATGCTCGAGACCGAACCCGATCTCCTCGCGACGAACGTGAACCGCTGGTGGAAGAAGACGCCGTCGCGCAGGATGATCCGGACCCTCGACGGTGACGTCCGCGCGGTCCTCTCCTCCCGCTACCGTCCCCTGGACAACATGGACCTCGCGGAAGCGGTCCTCCCTGTCCTCCAGGAGAAGGGCGTCAAGGTCGAATCGGCGGAACTCACGGATCGCCGCCTCTACATCAAGGCGATCCTCATGAACGTCGAGATCGAAGTCCGCGGCACGAAGAGGAAGAACGACATCGTCCAGTCCGGGATCGTGATCTCGAACTCGGAGGTCGGATGCGGGGCCGTCCGGATCGAACCCTTCGCCTACTTCCTCGCTTGCACGAACGGGATGATCGGTCTCGACTCGTCCCTGCGGACGCATCACGTCGGGAAGGGGAACGACGTCGACGGCATCCAGGAGTTCCTCCGCGACGAGACGAAACAGGCGAGCGATAAGGCCTTCTGGATGAAGGTCCGCGACGTCGTCGGCGCGTCCTTCAACGAAGTCCACTTCCGGACGATGGTCGGACGTCTGGAGGAGGTCGCAGGGATGAAGATCGAATCGACGAAACTCGAAAAGGTCGTCGAGGTCACGACGTCCCGTCTCGCGCTCCCCGAGGGTTCGCGCGGATCGATCCTCCGCAACCTGATCGAGGGCGGGGATCTGTCGCGGTACGGTCTCCTCAACGCGGTCACGGCTGTCGCCAACGACACGAAGGACTACGAACTCGCGACGGAGTTCGAGAGGGCGGGCGGGAAGATCCTGGAGATGCCTGCGCCGACGTGGAAGGAGATCTCGACGGCGGGGGTGAATTAGGGTGGACGATCCGGGAGGGGAGGACGTCGTTTTAGTCCACTCCTCCCGGACTTCTTTGAAGGCTTTGATGAGTCTTTAACTTCTTCATCTTCATCATAGGGGGTGTGAGTTGTTCCTTTTCCGTGGAAGGAATGTTGGGAATTCCGCAATCCGTTGCGACTCGGGACCTTGCGTCGTCTATCGATTGTGGAATGTCGAGCGTTGAAAACCCCCCGGAAAACTGTCCGAGCAACCCTGTTGAGAGGTCGTGGAATCCCGTGGAGATCCCGTCCCCTGGACGAGTTCTCCGCAGGACTCCACAAACTGGTCCACCACTTTTCCGGTCGGTTCCGAGCGTGTTTTCAACAACCCATTTCAGGAGGAGATCGATGCTCCGGGACCTCGCCTCGTTCGGGATCTGGGTCTTCGTCTTCTGGATGATCGTCGCGGGCGTTCCCGCGATCCTCTGCGGCCCCCTCGCGCGTGGGAAGGGGAGGGACGTCGCCGTCTGGGTGATGCTCGGGTTTCTCGGCGGCTGGATGACGTTCCTCTTCCTCGCCGTCCTCCCTGTCGTGAACAACCCCCGTCGACGTCGCCCGCTTCACGCGCGTCGACTACATCGATGAAAGGACGTGCGTCAAAACTCTGTGCTTGAACGGCCAGCCGTACCGGACACAATGCGTCCTTAACCCATTCAGGAGGCGAGGCAATGACGGACGTGAAAGAGGTTGCGGTTCCCGAAAGGAAGCCGCTTGTCTTGATCGGGGAACCCGTGACGGCGGACGAGATCATCGCGCGCCGCAACATGGTCCTCGACGTGATTCAGAGAGTCATGGTCAAGGGCGTCCACTACGGGACGATCCCGGGGACCGAGAAGAAGGACAAGGACGGGCGGGACATCACGCCGAAGTCCTTGTTCAAGGAAGGCGCGGAGCTCCTCTCGATGGTCTTCGCGATCAGGGGGGACACGATCCAGGAGAGACGTCTCGAAGGCGGCGAGATCCGCGTCGATTCGGTCGTCCGCTTCTTCCGGATCGAGGACTCGAAAGAGGTCGGGATGGGCGTCGGGACGGCGTCGACCGGGGAAACGAAGTGGGCGTGGAAGCGTTGCTACGACGAGGATGAATGGGAAGGGACGCCCGTCGACCGTCGTCGCGAGATCAGGAAGAAGGCGAAGAGCGGTTCCTTCTACACGATCCGCCAGATCCGACAGACGCCGGACGACACCTTGAACACCATCGTCCAGATGTCGGAGAAACGCGGGTACGTCCAGGGGGTCCGCCGCTGGACGGCGTGTTCCGACATCCTGAAAGACGACCTCGAAGGCCGCAAGTCCTTCAACGAAGGGGAGGGCGAGGAAGAAGATCCGGGTCCGGATCACACCGCCCCCGAGGGTCCTCCCCCGGGTCCGCAGGCCGGGACGACCAAGGCCCCGAACGGGAACGGAGGATCGCACGCGCCCGACAAGCCGAAGACGGAGATGCTCACCTGGATCGGCGTCCTCGCGAAGGTGAACCCCGTCGCGTTCGTGGACTCGCAGAAGACGAAGCGCACGAAATACTACGTCGGCGGCGCGGAC